CTCATTTACCATATGTCCTAAGAAATATGATTTTTCAATAAAATTTGTTTCTCCAATATGAGGTAATAAATAATCACTTAAAATTTCTAAAGCGTGATGTATTGTTTTTCCTTTTGTTAATCGTCCGATGTAAAACAACGCATCTTGTTGGTTAAATATATAAGATGAATCGTGAACAGATGGAATAAATAACTCCATTAAATGAGCATTTTTATCCAAGTCAAGTAAACAGGTTTCAATAATTTTTTTATCACTTGCAATTCCTAAGGCGCGAAATAATATAAATAATGGTACAGGTTGTCTTACATTAGGAATATTAACAACAATATTTCTATTTGTATACTTCTTTGATGGTGCAACTAAAGACACAGATAAATTACGTCTAGGTTTTGATACATTTTCAGAAACCGATTTTATTTCTGCGCTACATAGGTATTTCAATTCTTCTTCATCTTCTTTTTCAAATTTTCTTATATAAAGCATATTATCACCAAACTTTTCTTGCGATACTACTGTTTTCTCTTTTCCATCTATAATAAAATAACCACCCAAATCATTTGCACATTCACCCATATTGAATCGTACATTTCGTGGTAATCCTTTTAAAATACAGAAATCACTTTGTAACATAATTGGAAATTTTCCAAAATAAATCTTTTCTAATGTTACTTCTCTTTTTTGAATATTATTTTCTAATAATGATTTTTCTGTATTTTCTTTTATTTTTGCTGCTTCTGCTGCAGTAAATTCAGAAAGATCAATATTACCTTTTTTAACACCTCCTTCTTGTTCATTATCTACTATTAATTCAGGTTCTTCACCTTCGTCTAAAACATTAATAAATTCAATATCTATATCATAATGTATTGTCATACCATAAGTCATATTTCTTAATCTTGCTTCGTTTGGATACATATAATGAATGTTTTCATTCGAATCATAAATAATTGGTTTTCCAAAATAAATTTTATTTGCATTTTTTCCACCAAAATACATAATACATTTATATCGGTAATCTTCCAATTCTGTATCATACATAGTAGCTATTTCAATAGGGTTTTTTTCTTTAAAAATTTGAAAAATACCTTTTTTAAAAAAATCATTATATGATTCAATATGATGTGTTACTAAATTTTGAGGATTATCTTCAAAATACTTGCCTATTAATTTCCAAGTTAATTCACTTTCCATATACTATATAAAATAGAATATATTTTATGTTATTTTATTTAGCAAATAAAAATCTTGATAATATTTATAATGAAAGAATTATTTCAACAAATTTTCGGTCCTTTAGACCAAAGTTACTGTAATTATTTTTTGTTTTTATCGATATTAGGCTTCGTATTATTGGTTGTATTCTTAATTAGTTTTATTGCTGTCGGAGTTTCTCAAAAGAAACCTCTTGATTTTTATTTAGGCGGTGTATCTATTGCGCTAACTTATTTAATTTTTGGTTATTTCCAAAATAGACTTCTTCATTCTATGTGTGCTGGAACATTAATTAAATAATTAGTTATAAATTCAAAAAAAGGCTAGAAATATAATATAAAATGGATATTTTATATTATAGCAATTATTGTAAACATAGTAAAAAATTAATTAGCACATTAACAAAAAATAACATGAACGATAAAATAAGCTTTATTTGTATTGATAAGCGTTCTTTAGATAAAAATAGCAATCAAACTTACATATTACTTGAAAATGGAAGTAAAGTTATATTACCACCAAATGTACAAAGAGTCCCATCTTTATTATGTGTAAAACAACAGTACAAACTGATTACAGGAGATGAAATATTAAAATATTTCCATCCTGCTTTAAAAATGGCCAATAATAAAGCAACTAATTTTGAAGGAGAACCTAGTGCATATTCTTTTTTAAGCTGCAGTAGAGGTTGTAATATATTTTCTGAAAAATTTACAAGTTTAACATTAACACCCGATGAATTAAGTGCAAAAGGGAATAGCTCTAACCGACCATTATACAATTATGTTTCATATGGTGATGAATTACAACTTATAAATACCCCAGATGATACATATAAACCTGACAAAATATCAACAGATATTACTCTTGATCAACTTCAACAAAAACGCATGAACGATATTTCAACAAATTAATTTAGTTTAAATCATATAAATAAAATTAAAGTATTATACATAATGGATAAGTCCACTTTATTGAAAGGTTTCAACAACTTATTTTTCGAATTTTTAGACGATGTTTTAACAGTCTATCCAGATAATAAAGAAATCAAGTATGCAAAAAATTCATTTAATCTTATGAGAAAAGCTAATCCAATTATTTTAATTCGAGCTTGGTATAATCGTGTATATACACCATATAAAGATCAAATTGATGCTGGAGATATAACATTCTTTTTCGAAAAAGACTATAATACTGATTTAAACAAAGTACAAGGATCAGAAGAAATTATGAAAATGATTGATAAAATTCGTCAACCTTTAAAAGATATGGGAGAAGAAAATCTAAAACATTCATCTATGTATATTCAAAAATTAAGCAAGATTTCTTTTTTATACAAAGATTTTTTACCAAGGTAATATAAATGAATATTAAAAATACTTTAAAAACAAGTGTATTTGCTTCTTTGTATGTACAAATATTTACAGGTATATTAAACCTTTTTGTAGCTTTTATTGATTTTACCCCTTTTGTATATAGTTATGAAAGTAAGATTTTAGTAAAACTGTTGTGGATTGCTATTTTTGTTCAAATTATTGAAGGAATATTTTATGTATGGTTAGCTAGATCATTTGATTCTGTTTCTAATATTACTGTGTATCGTTACTATGATTGGTTTATTACTACACCAACTATGTTATTTATATTAGCTGTATATTTAAGCTTTCTTGAGAAAAAAGAACATAAATTATTAATTGATGATGAAGAAATTAATGATATTTTAGTTAGAAAAGAAGAGACTGAACTTGATGATAAACAATTAGAAATCAATTTATATGAATTTATGGTTGAACATAGAACAGTATTATCGATGATTGTTATTTTGAATGCATTAATGTTGTTTTTTGGTTTTTCAGGAGAAATGGGTTGGATTAAGAATACAACAGCTGTAGGATTAGGTTTTGTACCTTTTATTGCTTATTTTTATTTAATCTATGAAAATTTTGCAAAAACAACTGAAACTGGAATTATCTTATTCTGGGTGTTTACAGCTATTTGGTCATTATACGGTTTCTCTGCACTAGCTCCTTATGCTTATAAAAATATTTCATACAACATGTTAGATCTTGTGTCAAAGAATTTTATGGAATTATATTTATCTGTTATTTTATTATTTTCTATCAAAAACACATTTTTTTAAACACTAGATTAGAAATTTAAATTCTCAAATTATAAAAAATTGATTTTTTTATATACGAAATACATATATAAAAAAACGAGTTAACTACTACAATAATTATGTCAGAACCCGCTACCATGAATACTGCACAACATATTATAGCAGCTCTATTACACCTCGAAGAAAGCCCACATTCTTCATATAGAAATAATCATGTTGAAAATCGTCTCATGGAGTATGAAAGAAAAACAAATGTATATGTTTATATTGATAATTATGATTTAGATTTTCTAAAAGAATGGCTGTGTGATGAAGACGCTCCATTTTTCGATCAAAACCTTGATGCTATTTATAATGTAAATTATGGTAAGTTGTTACAAGTAGGTATTTGGAATAGTAAAGGCGAGTATTTACCTGAATATACTAGTTTAGAAGAACGAGGAAGAGTTATAACAATACCTAATTGGGCAATTCGCTTTGCTTTATCTGAAAATCATATTATTGAGTTAGAAAAAGGATTAAGAAAATGTGTAGAAAAGGGTATTTTAGATGTAGATGCTTGTCGTATAATTATGTCTTTTGGAATAGATTATTGCAGAATTATGTAAAAAGAAAACAATTAAATATAAATTTGTATTTTGTATTTTTTATTGGTATTGTAAAAAATAGATTGCATTATTATTATTTTTTTTTGTATGAAGAGGTTCACTCACAAGAGGACATTTTGAATAAGTATAAGTAAAGGGTCCTTGTTCAACAGTATAATTATTTTTTGTTAATTCAGATGTGCAAAAAACATTCACCATTTTATCCGCCATATTATTTTCAATCGCATTTTTTCCAAATACCCACCACTCGTTCAAAGTTTTAAGTTTAAAGTCTTCATAATCCATTTTTAATTTTTTTGCTTGCATCTTATTTAATTCATAATCTATTTCATTAATAAATCGTGCATAATTATCTATTTTTTCTTTTTCATTTTGAATTCCATAACTAATTTGATGTTGCATTAGTTTTGAATATTTGGTAATATATCTTTTAGTACATCCTTGTAATAAAACAAAACCCATACTATAGGCTCTTTCTGCTATACAACTTAAATTATATTTCTGAATTTCTTCTAGTATTTTGTTACCACTTTCAACCGATCCTCCATTTGTATTTAAATAAACGAATATATTTGATTTATTTTGATGTTGATTTAATTCATAGATAAAATTTGATGAAGTTTGCTCATTTATAGTTCCTCGAATAGGTATAAAATTTTTATTAGTTAGAGTTATTTGTTTGATTTTTTGCGCAGAAATACACAATAATAATAATTGCAATAAAAAGAAATACATATATTTTAACTAAATATATTTTACTATCCATTTGTTTTGTCAACACTAGTTAATAACTTTCATACATTTTTAATATAAATAGCATCTCTCTTGGTTTAATTTTATCAAAATAATTAGATATTGTTTCTCTATTTATTTTTACTATTTTCTTTTTTAGAGATGGAATAAAAACTTCTTTATGAATTTTATGAGCCCACAACATGTAATTTGATTTATGATGATCACTTCTTGTAATATAATAACATGTATAGGCATCATGAACTAGATTAATAAAGTTAGTGTATAAAATATCCATAATGTGAAACATTTCACGAAACCTATAAAAGTGTTCAACGTATTCTTGGTGTTTATTAACATAACGTAAACAAAGATACATATATTGAATATTTTCTTGTACTGAATTCCAACGTTTTATTTGTTCATAATCTTTTGTTACTATTGTTGTTTGCATTCCAGAAATATGTGTAATAACATATTTGTATGGTAGTTCATCTGTTTTGTTTTGTTTTTCAACAATTTCATCGTAGTGTTTAAATTCTATTCTTTTTGGAAAATAAATAATACCATCAAATAATTTTAATTTGTTGTAATAACTAAATAATGGTATATGTTTAATTTTAGAAATATCTTTATGATTATCTATTTGATAAATGCTAGTTAAATATAATTTATCATCTTTTATTTTGAAATTATAAGTTCGATTTGTTTGAAAATAT